CATTTTCGAGTTCTGACTTAAGACGTGTGTTGTCTCGCCAAAGCTCAGGACGTGTCCAGAGTCTATTAGTCTCCGGATTTACATGTCTGAATGCGTCGTTAGACCTAGCCATGAGTTGAGTTGTATAGGACAAGAGGGGATGAACCCCTCAGTCTGCCCCGAAGGGCAAAGGGAGAGGATCAGTCGATCTACTCATCAGGGCTAATGACTTTAGATACTGAGCGACGGAGTCGGAGGACTCTATCGTCGATCTTGTTCTGTCTTTCTATCAGTGCGAGCTGAAGGCGCTCTTTAGTGTCATCCTCTTTGAGGACTCTTGCTGTGTTCTCTAAGATAGAGGCCAGCTTTTTGCGTAGTGACATAAGTAGTCCTGGGTTGTGGCTACCTCCAATGGGTAGCTATACCAGACTAAGAGATCTGATCTCACGCTCACGCTTGTAGTCTGGAAAATTTACCCCCTGCGGGTGTCGAATTTTAAGGGGTAGGGATATCAGGAGACTTTGAAACCCTGCTTAATGCAGAAGGTTCTGTTCCATGTACCATCAAGGCACTCTTGTTGTATGTCCTGGTGGAATACACGGTTAGTAAGTGACTGGAGCTGTCCCATGCCAGCACCGACGAGGATAACGCCAGCGATTAAATGCCATGTGGATTTAGAAAGTTTCATGATTTGAGTTAAGACCACCCTCAGTAGGTGGTAAGTGTTGAGGCAGGGGTCGAACCTGCTCAAGTAGTTGTGGAAAACTACAAGTACCATGCATTGCTCAACTGTAGAACCAGTAAAAACCCGGCACTCGGTTGTGGAAAACCAAGATACCGGGGTCATAACAGTTCTGTCTCAAGGCAACTGCGCGAAGGATCGCTCCCTAATTTCGTGCGGGAATCCTCAAAATATGACTTCTGGGAACTCTCTTTGCCACTTGGTAGTGTTGATACGGCCTACTTCCTTGACTTTCTTAAGAATGTCTTCAGGATTGTGGGTATCAGGAACCACGAAACGAAGTACGAGCTTCTCGCTCCACTTAAGAACTATTACACCGTCAACTAGGACAGGTGCATGGTGGTCCTTAAGCCTCCAAATGTCAGAGAACTCCTGCTTTTCAACAGGTTTCTTCGCAGTAGTCTTAGGAGCTACGCTCTTGACAGTGGATTTGCGCTGAGTTGTTGTCGCCATTGTGGAAAACCTCCGTAGATTAGGCGTTGACGTCTGGCATCCGAGTCCAGGCCAGTGTTGGACGAGCTACTAACTGTCGCGAAGCAACAGAAATGAGCTACTAATTATTGCTAAGCAACAAAAAGAAGCTACGCATTTTCCCCAGAGTGTGGAAAAAGCTACTCACAGTAACTCTCTCGTACAAAAAGACGAGACACTTCTGGACTTACCTGTGCAAAACACAGTGCCAGATCTGCTTACCCCACCATATATATACCGACCCCACCCTTTATTTTTTTTCTATACAGCAGACCAATCAGGAGAGGTTATGTAGAAGCGCTCGGTATTTCTATTCCCTAATTTGGTAGTATATGAGCCGCTTTGTACTAAAAATCCCTAACCGGCCCAAGAAACCAGACCAAAAAGCCGGGCATAGAACCCGGCGTATAAGTGTTGATTAGGTTATTAAAACTTTATTTACTTTTCTTAAAGATTTTGCTAGCTTTCGCCGCCTTTGTAAAGGATTCTTCGTCTGGATTTCTATATGCCAGCTCCTTGGAAGCATTCGATACGAAATCACGTACCTCTAGGGAGTCTGCACCCTGAGTAGCCATGTCTAATGCCTTAGATTTGATGGCTTCTAGTCCTTTGACTTTATTTTTACGAGCTTCAATGTCCATTCGACTCAGAAATCACTGTATTTCCTAGTATTAATGCTATCACGGGTAGATTTCTTCCACATAGAATAAGCAAAGGCAGAAAACAGTAACAATACAAAGCAGATGGTACTTGCACCTAATGATTTCTATGCATATAGTCAAGCCACAGGTACGCAATACCCTGAATCTGCAGAAGAGAGAGCACGACTAGTACCTGAAGTCCGTAGATTTAGACAGAATCAATTACGTGCCCCAGCTCAAGAGCAATCTGGGCCAGATCTTTCAGATATCGCTATGGGTGCCGGATTATTCGGTATGGCGTTAGCTACAGGCATGGGTGCTGCTCAAGGTTTTAGAGGTAGAGCAAAGAATACAGTTCCTGACCCAGTATCTACTCGTGTTAGATCCGGGAATGAAGGTATTGTTCAAGGTGAAGCAAATGTAAGGAAGATAGCTAAACAATCTGCAAAGAAACCAAATTATGTAAATGAAGCATTAGATCAAAAACTTTATAACAGGCTTCGTCAATCGGAAGAGTTAAGTGGAGATGATTTAGTAGCTTTACAGAATATTCAGAAAGAGTTGAAAGGTAGTGATCAGTGGGTGATGAAAGATACACAAGCCCCTGTCGCACCTAGTAAAACTGTAGGAAGCAAAACCCCTGCTATGACTGGCTATCGAGAGTTCAATAGAAGTGCAAATCAATTACAGCAGCAACTACAAGCTGAGTCTCTAGCTACACAACCTACGACTACACCGTATGGAATTTTAGAGCAAGGTGCTCAACAAACTTCAGCAGCAGTTAAGGCACAAGGTATACCTGCAGTATTTAACTTGACAGGTAGAGTTGGTGATCTCAATCTCCCAAGACAGAGAATGAAGCAATTAGGTGTAACTCCAGATACACAGGCTTTCCCTTCAGCAATTAATAGAGAAGATGCTTTAAATAGAATTAATGCAACAGCTGGTAGTAATACTTGGCAGCCTACAGTTGAAGAAAAACAACTTCTGTTAGATCGTACTGTTCCTACCTCTGACCCAAGAATCTCAAGAGTTTTAACTAAGGTTAATCCTACGTATGAGATCTCAGCTCAGAAGGGAACTGTTCCTCTTACTCTTTCTGAAGAAGGAGAGATGATGAAGTCCATGGGAGCAGAAGGAGCTACAGGTACAAGAACAATAATGAATCCAGAGTATGAGAAGAGGTGGGTAAATTTTGTTAGAGACTGGGATGAATTAGCTTCTAAAGGCTATGTTGCTCCAAGGGAGTCAATGATAAATGGACAACCAGTTAAATACCAAGAAGCCAAACTTATGGCTAGTACTCCACAAGATAAACAACTTTATGAGATAAGTGGTAAAAAGCTTAATCAGTTAGCAAGAAGTTATGGTTTAGATGAAGTTCCTCAAACAATTGTAGATACTCAAGAACCTAGAAATCTTTTACAGGAAGTTAAGACTACTACAGATCGTAGACAGAAAGGAGGTAAATCTATCCTTGTTGAAGAAGTTAGAGACGGACAGAAACTTAATCCAAATATTGGTAGCCGTGAAAGGAGACTCATAAGACAGGGTAGTGGATTAGAAACTAGACCTACTACTGAGTTAAAGAAAATTAGTCAATTACCTGCTCCAGCAGAGGTTTCTGCACCTGGATCGATTGCTGCTCAAGTAGGTGGGTATCGTACAGCCGAACCAGTCCAAGTATTTGATTTTGATACTGTCTCAATCATAGTTAACGAAAAAACTAAGAATCCCCAAATGGTTCCCTATAGTCAGATTAAATCTGAATTAACAGGTCAGGGTCAGCTTCTTCCTATTGGAAACTTAAAGCAAGTTCAAAATATGAAGACTACTACTTATGACCCAAGTAGCCCGATATTAGACATACAGCCTTACTCAGTTACTAAAGTAGTTCAAGAGAAAACTGCACTTGCTAAACAGACAGGTCAACCAGGTGGTGTTGAGTCGTTTGTAACTTCGGTTCCTATCTATGGAAAGCTCAAACAGAAAGTAGATGGAAAGTTAAGGAATGCAAAACTGCCTATGGAAAGAGTACGTGGTCTAATGAGTCAGGCTAAGCAACAAGTAGATGCTTCACTTGAGCCTGTAGATCCTAAAACTTATTATTCACAGATTGCAGATATCTCGTATGAAAAGATTAAAGCTCCTCAACAAGCCGGTGGATTAGGAACTGACTTACCTGTACTTCAAGATATGTATGTTAAGTCTCAGTTTGTTAAAGATGTTTTAAAGCTGGAAGGTGAGAGTAAAGTTTTTGGCCGTAGATCAGTTGGAGGTAAAACTGCAACAGGTAGAGATAGAGGTGCTTGGGATAAAGCTTTAAATGAGCCAACAGAAGCTAGGGAATTAACAGGAGTTAAACAATCTGGATTAGGAGGTATTGATAAATCATTAGTAGAAGGGTCATCTGATGATGCTGTCTGGGGTGTACCTAGATTAGAGATGAGAAGTGATCCACCACCAGATAAGAGAAAACGTATAACTGCTATGGAGTTCCTTGAACAGCAAAGAGATATTAAACTAGGAAAAGGGAAAAAGAAAAAATGACAAAAGAAAAGAAAGACAAAAAGTGGGTACAGAAGGCTGATCTTAATAAGGGAGCCTTTACTGCCAAAGCTAAAAAGAAAGGAATAACTTCTGCACAGCTACAGGAGAATGTCTTATCTAACCCTGATGACTATGATGAGAAGACGGTTAAGCAAGCTCGCTTACGTAAGACTTTAGTAGGTTTAAAAGGACGTAAAAAATCATGAGAGATGCTCGTTTAGATTTAAATAGATACGTACGGAATCCTTTTGATGGAAGAGGAAAGATTAATAGACAGCTAGACTTTGGTGAGTTATTTACTGCTAAGGCTGCAACTGGAGAATATCCTTGGAATAATGATAGATTTCAAACAGAAGATTTAATCAAGAAAGCACAGTCCCGTAAGAAGGTTACTAACCCTCGGATGAATTTCGTTAGTAATAGTCCATGGTTTAGTGATGACAAAGAAGCAGAGCCTGACTTCCAACTATTCGAAGGTTTAGGTAGATTTCGTAAAGCGTCAGATTATGACTTTAATGAAGGTAAACCAATAACAAAACAACGTCCTCAAGACCAACCAGATTTCAGTCAAAGATGGGTGGAGCTATATGAATTAAGTCCAACATTAAACCCATCGGATTCAGTCAGGAATTTAATGCCTAGTGCTCGCAACCCTGACCCAAGAGGATACTTGATGGGACAAGCAGAGAAGAGAGCTGAAGGTGAAATGGAGGGAGACAAGACAGTTGCTCAACTATTGGAAGAAAAAGGAGGGTCAGTTCCAGACAAGCCAAAAGAAGTTAAAGCCGAAGAAAAAGAGGGTGAAAAAACAGAAGAAGACAAAGAACAAGGCGTTCCTGAGATAAGCCCAGATAAAATAGTTTGATAGGGGAAAGAGTATGTCTAAAGCAAAAACTAAAATAGCCGGACAACTTCTACAGAACTTAGGAGGAGCAGCAAAATATGCAGCCCCTGGGTCTGCTTTGAATGCATTATTTGGTGGACTTACTGCAGGGCCTATGGGCGCACTTGCTTATGGCTTAGGAGATCTTGCTTTAAATACACCACTAATAGCTTTAGCTAGAGGAATCAAACCAGGCGTAACAGGGAACCTAGTAAATAAAGCAGGTAAAGTTATTCAGAAAGGCATGTATCAGCCTTCAGCTTTAGAAACAGGTGTAAACATAGGTGCTTCAGTAGCTTCTTATCCGTTAGTAGATTTAATAACTAGAGGTTCGTTATATCAAGATCGAGCAATTCCTACACAGTTAACAGAGCAATATTACTATCCAGGTGTAGATCTTCCACCAGAAGTTTTACGTAGGCTTCAGCAAGAGGGACAATGAGATTAGCAGGTAAACAATCAACTAAACCGTTACCTAAAGCAGTTAGGAAGCAGAAGAAAGATGATTCTTTTCTAAAGAAAGGAATAAGGATAGAATTAGGGGAAGATATTGAAAATGTTAGAAATCCCAATATTAAACCAGAAGGTGTATTAGGAGGTATACAAGCAGGTGGTAGAGCTATGGCTCAACTTGCAGGAGAAAGACCAGATTACGGACGTAATGTCTTTTATGATCCTGAGTGGCGACAAGCTATAAAGAAGCAAGGTATAAATTTTAAAGATACTCCTTTAGCTGCAGCAGGTGCATATGTAGCTAGGGCTGCTGGAGACATTAGTTCTGATGAGACAAGAAAATATTATTGGCGAATGAATCATCCCTTGGCTATAGCTGATGAGCTATTAAGAGGAGCAGTTGATCCAACAGGTCAGTTAAATAAATACCAAGCCAGTTTAATTGGTTTAGCGGCTGTTCAACCAGCTGTCGCTGCAACAGGTGCTTACGATCCTACTAATCTTGCTCAACTAGGTAGGCCAAAAGGTTATAAACAAAATACCCCAAGATCAGATGATCCTACCGAAACTGCTAACCCAGGAACAGAACTCTTCCAGAGATTCTTTCAAGGTAGAACAGGTAGGCCACTTAAATATTCTTCAGCACAGGAAGAGATACCTACGCTAACTAAACAACGTTATGGGCAGTATCTTAACTTCTTGTATAACAATCCAGATCCAGTAGGTAAGGTAACAGGTGGACTTGTAAAGTTCACAGGTGAGAACCTGCAGGGAAATCCAGAAGCCAGGTTTTTAGGTTATCCAGTTAGTGTGCCATCAGTCACTGCATTAGCAGGAGGACTAGTAGGTGCCCGTGAAGCGATAAAACGTGCTCCTTCGGTCACAACGACAGTACAGGAGGGGTTGAAAGGGGTCGGCGGCAAGCCCGTCAAAACACGAACTATGGGTAAAGCACCCATCCTTAGAGCGATGGCGGGTGGTTTAGCAGGAAGTACTGGTGGAGCCTTGGCTGGAAATCTATTTAATCGTGCGTTGGCAGCAACTCAAAAGAACACACAATTACCAATGAGTCCGTATGAGTAGTATAACCCCTGATAAAATTAAATATATTAAGAGAACTTGTATTAAATAATGGCAGATACAGGCTTTGGTGACTATAAAGATTGGCTAAAAGCCTTCCCTGGTTTGGGTGGAAACGAAATGCGTAGTGCAGAGGGTTTTCAAGTTCCTGACTTTGGTTTCAGAAAGTACATGTCTGTTGATCCAGATGTTGTAGGTGGAGCTAGTTTTAAAGGAAATATGTTTTATACACCTACTGGTGGAGCTAGAGCAGCAAGGTTTGGTAAGTCTGCTGCAACATTAGGATTAGTAGATCAAGCATTATCTGGAGATCCTCTTGGTGCTGTTCTTACTGCGCCTATAGATTTTGGTCTTGCAATAGGAGCAAATAGAGCAACAGATTGGCTTACTTCAGGGATGATGAAAAATCCCAACCCTTACGTAAAAATGGCTGGTGGAGCATTAAGATTACTTGCTCCGGCTACTGCTGTAGGTGTTGCTCAGAGTGTTAAGAGACAAGTATTAAATCCTGGACAAGGAAGAGGCGGTCCAACAGGAATCACTGGATTAGCTGCCGGTGCTATACCCTATGGCGCTAGTGCTGGAGGTCTTGGTGGAATTTTTGCTGATATACCTGGTATAGGTAAGAGATATCAACAGAAAAAACAAGCTGCTGTCGATATAGAGATTGCTAAGAAAGCACAACAAACAGCTTTAGAAACACAAGATCCTTTCATACAAAAAACTATAGAAAGAGAATTAGTAGCTAAGCAAGCATTATTAAATACTCAAGGACAATTAGCTCAACAACTCACTCAAATGACTGGGATGATGAGCTTGTATGATAGAGCTATGAGCGAAAGAGGAGCTACTAGAAGAGCTCAAATTCAGTATGATCCTCGCTACAAAGCAATCTTAGACCCTTCGAGTTTATAGTCATGACTAATATTTATGGACCACAGATAACTGGAACGAATATAGGAAACGAAGGAGGGACGGATACCTGGAATAACTATCTACGTGATCGTTGGGATATGGACCCATCGCTTTTTCACAGCGGTGATGCTAAAGCTAAAAAAGAAATTATGGATCAATACGGTGGATACATGGATCATTTAATAAAGGAAAGACAATTAAATCAAGATCCTAATGCCCTCATGAAAGGGATGATGAGCGAGATAAGAGGGATGAACCAAGATGATTTAAATGCTGAATCTAAAAGATTTGAAGATGCAATAAAATATTCAAAAGAAGGAGCAAAGACAAAGATGATGATGAAGATACCAGGACAGCTAATGGATGCGGCTAGGATGCCAGGTGCTATAGCATTACAAGCAGCACAAAGCCAGGCTAGAAATACACAAGATTTTATTAGAAGTTTGGCACTAATGGATAATATCGAAGTTGCTGCCCCAGGTGCTATTCCTAACAGGAAGTACTTCGGGTAAAATAAGATGATAAGTAAAGTTGCACTGATATGTTCGGTTGGCTTAACAATTCACCGAGATATCCTGCAACAGACCAGTGGGGGCGTGATTTCGATGATCCAATGTTTGGATTCGACACTTCTTCAGGTGCAATGCACCCTGGAAGAGGTGGCCCATCTTATACACCAGCAGCACCTAAAGGAGGAGTAGGCGGAATGGGACCATGGATGTTGGCAAGCGCAGGCGTTTCTCTTTTAGGAGGGATAATGCAAGGCCGTGCGATGCAGAATGCGGCCAATACAACAGCTCAAGCTGGTATGCACCAAGCGAATATAGCTGCCGGTGCTCAAAAAGATATAGGTAAAGGCAACTTAGCGCAAGGGATGGCAACAAGAACTGCTAACTTTGGTTGGGGAGCAGACTTGGATTTCGGAAGACAGAAATGGGCTAAAATGTGGGATAAAACAAGAGGTAGAGATTTAGATAGAGACGCTAACTTTAGAGATTCTAAGCAAAAGATTGCACTCCTTACTGATCCTGATTACAGAGCTTCTAAAGCTAGGGAAAGAGATCATGATATAAGGAAAGAGAAGGCAAGAGGTCAAGCTGCAATGGCTGGTATGTTCGGACCAATCTCAGGAGGATTTGGGTAATGGGCGGTTCTAAAACTGTTATTGAGGCTCCTAAGCCACTTGAACCAGATAAGTCGTTTGAGAAGTATCTGCAATATCAAACTAATCGTGAAAATAGATTAGCAGATCGTGCTGAGAAGCAAACTACTTACGACAGGGCTAGGACAGAAGGCCGTGAAGCAGCTGGTGGTAGAGGTTTAGATGATTATTACAGCAGCCTTGAAAATCAGTTATCTTCAGGTGTCATAGGCTTTGGTGATGCTAAGAGTCAATTAGAAAATTATATTAGTCGTTACAATCTAATGACCCCTGGTCAGACAGATGTAACTGATTATCCAGATCCAGCAGATCCAGATTACACACCTACAGTTAAATCAACTACTACAACTACTACAAAAGCTACAGGAAGCCCAGGGGATGATGATTATAAACCTGCGAGTACAACTGTAAAAGTACAGGAAGATCCAGATACTACATTACAAATTCCAACTGCTCCTCCTGACTATAAGTGGGACACCAATTGGGATGAATGGGCAAACCCTCAGACATACCTAGATCGTCTACAGGATACTTATATAGGCACAGGTGATAACAGCTCGGGTATTCTAGGTACACAGAGAACTAGAGGCGTTCAGGCAGCTTATAGAGACTTATTAGGTAGAGAAGCAACTGAAGGAGAACTACAACAAGGTTTAGACGATTTACAAGCTCGTGTCTGGGAAGGATCAGGTACTAGAGGATTACGTGATTCTATTAAATCAGGTTCTGAATATACCAAGAAGTTTAACCAGAGTTACTTAGATAACTATTACGACACTATGTTTGGTCCACAGACCACAGATGATGAAGGTAATAAGACAGGTAAGCGCAGATATACTTTCGATGCTTCTTTACTACCAACAGCATCTGAGGATTTAGTAAGTAAAACAGGTATTACTACTCCTGACTTTACAGATTACTTCTCACAAGCAAGGACAGTTAAAGAACTTGAAGAAGGTACACAGAATATCCGGGATACTAGAAAATACTTATATAGTGCTGGTTTAACTTCTCTACAAGGAGATATTGATAAGGAGACAACAAAGATTAAAAACCAAGGAGCTAAAGATATTGCCCAGATTCAAGCTGATACAAATCTCATGACAGGAGCATTAAGTGGCTTCTGGTCATAAGTTGAATATTCCTATTGTTATAATTATTGTAATGTAATTTTTAAAGTAAATGGCTGAATACGATACAGGTGTTACAGGACAAGAAGGTGACACTTCTAAAGATTTTGATATCAATAGATTTGAACAGCTATTAAATCGTCTTGAGTCTTCTAAAAAGCGTCAGCAACGTCAGAAATCTGTAGAAGGTCGTCGTGACATCTTCTCACAGGGTCTTGCCTCAATGATGGGCAACTTCTAGTTTTTCTTAGCGTAGGTTACTATCATGGCAGTAGAAGAGACTTATGGTGATGACGACTGGTTTGATATAGACAAATATCGTCAAGCCGCTGGAGTTGCCTACGATTTTTCCAAACAGAAAATAGAGGATGCAGGTGCCCAAGAAAGAGAAACAATTGGTAAAGGCGCCACAGAGCAAAGAAGCTCTGAACGCCAGAAACAAGAGTTCCGTGAAAGGGACGAAGAGAGAGATCGTAAGCAGTCCCAATCAGCGTATAAATATTGATGTCTTTAACAATTGGATAGATAATTTAGACTCCTCTACACAGGAGTCTTTTTGTTCGTTTGCTTCAGAAAATTACTCAGTAATAGAAATTTATCTATATTCACGATTCCTTGGTTATGAAGGAAGTATTGTTGCATGTGATGCTTGGTTAAAAGATACTTATACAAAACCTGATCATCGAAAGAAACTCTTATTTGAGATAGATGAGATGCAAGAAGATATACGTAAATTAAGAGCAGATGTAGAGACTGGATTAGTTAAACGTGATGCAGGAGTAGCTCGTGTTGCTCAGATGCAAAAAGAATTACGTGGAACAATTGCACAAATAGAACAGTTTACTAGTACAAAGGATAGAAAAGGTTTATTAATGGCTGGAGCTGATAGAGCTATTCGTGAATTGATGTTTATATTTAAAGATGACCCAATTGAGATTCCTTTGGAAGAAGCAACTATGAGCGTCTGGGCCAGAATGCAATTAGAAGAATAGCTACGCTAAAATATATTTATTAAGAATTTAAGTAGGGATATGGCTAAAGGTAACATGCCTCCTCAATTAGTTGAGTATTTTAAGAATAAGAATAAAGAAAAGGATGATGGTACTAAGTTATCAGATAAAGAGAAGCGTAAAGAAGCTCTAGATAAAGCACGTAAGTATAAAGAGCAAAAGTCAAAAGAAAAGAAATAAGTTAGTATTTAATAGTACGTTGAATACAGTTAGTGCCTTCTTACACCCATCTTGCATATAGACGTAATGCTAAGGCTGCTGCTCGTAAGCAACAAATCAAGAAGCCTAAAAATTTAGAGTTATTAGAAAAAGCAAGAGATAATTTTGCTTATTTTTGTGAATATGTAGCTGATAAACCTCCTGCCGAGCACCATAAAGAGTGGCATAGACATTTCATAACAGGAGAGGATAGTAGTTGTTTAATTAAAATTGCTGGACCTAATGTAGACCTTTTAGCTCCCCGTGGTTCTGCTAAGTCAACAGTTTTAGGTTTACTTACTGCTTGGGCTATTGGAGTACATACAGAAGCTAAGTTACCATTACAGATTCTCTACCTTTCTTACACAGTTGATATTGCTAGGTCTAAATCTGCAACTATCAAAAGGATTATTGAAAGTAAAAGATACCAAGAAGTTTTTCCTCATGTACGTCTTTTAAAGAACGTTACTAGTAATGAGTATTGGTCTATTGATCATAAATTTGCAGGTATAGATACCACTGGTGAAGAGCAATTTACTTTATGTGCTGCTGGACTAAAAGGTTCTGTTACTTCTAAGCGTTCCCATCTTGTAATGATTGATGACGCTATTAAATCTGCTGCTGATATAGCTAACCCAGATATTAGAAAACAGATGCAAGACAACTGGAATGCTGTTATTGCACCAACTATGTTTGAAGGAGCTAGAGCTATATGCTTAGGGACTCGTTTTAGACATGATGATATCCACTCAACTACATTTAATGAACAGAACAACTGGACTCAAATAGTCTTATCTGCAATAAATAACGATCAAGAAACAGGTGAAGAAAAGTCTTATTGGCCTGATATGTGGTCATTGGAATATCTAAAAGAAAAGAAAAGACAAGCACCAATAGCTTTTTCATTCCAGTATATGAATAAAGTTATTCGTCAGAATGAGCTATCTCTGGCACCGGAGTTAATTGTTAAAGCAGAGATTACAACAGAGTTTGATACGTTAGGAATAGGAGTGGATTTATCAGCAGGTGTTAGAGAAAAGAATGACTATACAGTTATGGTCCTTGGAGGAAGAATAGAAGATCGTATACACATAATCGATTACAGACGTATACGAGTAATGGGTAATTTAGAAAAGCTAGATGCTCTGAAAGAGCTATTAAATGATTGGTCTGTTATAGGACAAGATCAAAATGGTATTTATTATCCTACTTATTCAACATGTGATATTTGGTCAGAGGCAGTCCAATACCAGGCTTCATTGGAAGCAGACTTTAAACGTGTTTGTTTACAAGGAGAAAACTTATATAATTTAATCTGGCATCCTGTGAAGGGATTTAGAGCAGATAAATTAGCAAGATTCAGAGGGATTATGGGTATGTTTGAAGATAGAAAAATAATCTTTAATAGATATAGAAACTTTACAAGTATGTTTGAAGAGTTAACTAACTTTGGTGTCAGTAGCCATGATGACTGTGTAGATGCTTTAGTTTGGCTAGTTACAGGGCTAATGAAGAAAGGTAACCTTCAGTTAGACTTTTAGTATAGAAATTGTACGGGATTAATGAATATAGCTGGCAAAGCCATGGAGTGGTTTAACCGTGGTTTAAATACAGGAATTCCTAATGAAGCTAAGGCTAGCTGGGGTGATTTAATTTCTAATGACATAAAGCAAAGAGGAAAATTTGGTAAAGGAGGATCTTTAGGAGGATGGGATTTAACTCGTGGATTTCGTCCAGGGGTTCCTGCAAGTGAAGGTGGTTTTATGTCAGGACCAACTCCATTAGGTAGAGAAATAATTAAAAGACCACTACGGGCATTAGCTAACTTGAGTCCAGTGGGACGGCTTGCTGGAGGACTACCTGGAATGGTTATAGGTGATTTAGTTTCTCCTCAACCAATGGCAGATGGAACAATCGATGCAGCTATTGCTAGAGGTGATGTTCCAGATACAACTATTGCTAGCGGTGATGTTCCAAAAGAAGATTACGATAACTTACAAGAGAGATATCAAAAAGAATATGACGATTATATGAATCCTAAAGGTACAGATCCTTTAGCTCCTCCTATTAAACTTGCTCGTGCTAATACTGCTAATCCACATTCAACATTTATAAGAGATCCTGGCGGTTCTGGAAAACTGATTAAGTTTAACTTTCCTTTAGATTTACGTTCTGTTGAGCAGAAGATGGGAGGCCATCCTTTTAATCAAATGAGAATGTTCTAGTTAGCTATGGATAAGAAAAATTTACAAGAAAAAGCTAGACGATTTGCAGACGATTTACTTGATGATGCTCAACACTATAGTCAAAAATTTAATGAAAGAACTCAAGATTTTCTACTAGATGCAGATATTCCAATTGAATCAAAACAAGCATTAGATATAGTCAAAGCTTATAGAC